AAATTCTTCGGATGCTGACGCTACTGCATCTTAAGGAGGGTCTAATATGGCTATTTCAAGAGCACAACTCGCCAAAGAGTTAGAGCCTGGCTTGAACGCTCTCTTTGGTATGGAGTATAATAGGTATGAAGGTCAACATGCAGAAATCTTCGACACAGAGTCATCTGACCGAGCGTTTGAGGAAGAAGTGATGTTGAGTGGCTTCGGTGCAGCACCTACTAAGCAAGAGGGTTCTGGTGTCACATTTGATGATGCAAATGAAGCTTACACTTCAAGATATAACCATGAAACTGTCGCAATGGCGTTCTCAATAACAGAAGAAGCTGTAGAAGATAATCTCTACGACAAGCTTTCTGCTCGTTATACAAGAGCACTTGCCAGATCTATGGCACATACAAAGCAAGTAAAAGCTGCGAACATTTTAAATAATGCATTTACAGCTGGTGCGAGTGCTGGTGGTGATGGTAAAGCATTGTTAGCAACAGATCACCCATTAACAAATGGTGGAACTTTCGCTAACGAGCCAACTGTCGCAGCCGATCTTAATGAGACATCTTTAGAAGATGCTTTGATTAAAATTGCAGGTTTTGTGGATGAAAGAGGATTAATAATCGCTCTAAGAGGCATGAAGTTAATTGTTCCAAGACAATTACAATTTGTCGCAGAGAGAATATTAAACTCTAATCTAAGAGTTGGAACATCAGATAATGATGCTAATGCCATGAGACAAATGGGAATGTTGCCTCAAGGATATATCATCAATGATTATCTGACTGATACTGACGCTTTTTTCATTAAAACAGACGCACCAAATGGTCTAAAGCATTTCGAGAGAATGGCTATGGCTACTGCCATGGACCCAGATTTCGACACTGGAAATATGAGATATAAAGCAAGAGAGAGATATTCTTTTGGCTTCTCTGATCCTCGTGCATTATTTGGATCACCTGGAGCGTAATAAAAAATTACGTTTTATAAGGGCGACTATTTGCAGTCGCCCTTTTTTTATGTATAATGAAAATAACCTTGACGAAGAATTAACTTCGACAACAGCCAAGACAAGGAGATATACATGGCTAATTCAACTTTCTCAGGTCCTATTAGATCTGAAAGCACACTTAAAACAATCAGTAAAGATGCAACTAGCGGAACCATTACAGAGGTAACAACTCTTGGTGGAGCACCAGTTAGCTTATCTGATGGAGATCAAACTTTAGATAACGCTACTCATAGTGGTAGAATTCTACTTGTACCAGATGGAACTCAAGACAATACATACACATTACCAGCACCAATAGCTGGATCTGTATTTAGATTTGTTTATGCTGGTGGAGCGGCTGATGCAACAGATGCTCTTATAATCACACCCGGTAACACAAACTTTTATATTGGTGGGATCACTCATTTAGATACAAATGCAGATAATGTGACTGTATTTTCAAATGGTAGCTCAAACAGTAGTGTACAATTAAATGTGCCACAAGCATTTGATATTACGATTGTAGGAAAAGACACAACTAATTATCAAATTTTTGGCACTGTTACATCGACTACAGTTCCAGCTTTTGCCGACCAATAATAGGAGGTCCTAATGGCTGATGCAGTAACATCACAAACCATAATAGATGGTGTGAAAACTGTCGTACAAAAATTTACCAATATATCCGATGGAAGTGGTGAGTCAGCAGTTGCAAAAGTAGATGTAAGTGCTCTTGCCGCAGGTCCAGATGGACAAACTTGTACTGGCGTATCGATTGAAAAGATTTGGTGGCAGTGCATAGGTATGAAAACTAGACTGTTTTTTGATGCCACATCTGATGCTTTTATAATCGAGTTAGGTGAAAATCAAAGTGGCTATCATGATTATAGTGGCTTTGGTGGCGTAACTAATAATGCTGGTAGTGGTAAAACTGGTGACATAGTTTTTACAACTGTCGGTCATAGTTCTGGAGATACATATACTGTAACTCTTCAGATGAGAAAGAACTATGACTAGAAAGGCAGACAAACAACCGCCTAAAACTAAAAAATATTTCCGCTCCACTAAATCTGGGGCGGGAATGACAAAGGCGGGTGTTGCTCGTTATAGAAGAGATAATCCAGGCAGTAAATTAAAAACTGCTGTTACTGGTAAAGTTAAACCTGGGAGTAAGGCAGCTAAGAGACGTAAATCATTCTGTGCCAGAAGTGCTGGTCAGATGAAGAAGTTCCCAAAAGCAGCTAAAAATCCTAACAGTCGTTTAAGACAAGCTAGAAGAAGGTGGAAGTGCTAATGCCAAGAGGTAGACCAAAAAAATTAACCGCTGAACAAGTCATGGCTGAATTAGCAAGACATGAAAAGGAATGTGGTTTTAGGTACACAAGATTAGAAGAGAAACTAGAAGACAATAAAGTTAGTCTTAAGAGTCTTGATGTAAGACTTTGGGGACTAGGTGTGTTGATAATAGGTGCAGCAGTAGCAGAAAACTTTTTACCATGACAATATCTCGTGGTAGCATAAGTAAACAAATTACTAAAGCACCAGGAAAAAGGAAGTGGAGTAATGCTAGGAAGAGGAAAATCAATTGCAGAAGACCTAAAGGATTTTCTGAAAAAGCACATTGTGCCTCTAAAAAAAGGAGAGGTAATAAGAGGTGAACCAATTAAAGATTGTCCAAAATGTATGAAGAGAGTTTATTGGTGTACATGTTGGAAAGTATTGAAAGGAAAATATTATGCCTAAAGACGCTTGTTATCATAAAGTAAAAGCTAAATTTAAAGTTTTTCCATCCGCGTATGCCTCAGGGCATATAGCAAAATGCCGTAAGGTTGGCGCTGCTAACTATGGAAAAAGCAAAAAGAAAGCCATGGGTGGTGGACTAAATGCAGCTATAGAAAGAGTCAAAAATCAAACAATGACTGCCAAAGAAGGTAAAGTTGTTAAAATGACAAAAAGAAAGTCAAAAAATAAAAATATAGCTAGAGGTTGTGGTGCTATAATGGCAGGCAGAAGAAAAAAGACAAAGTACGCATAATGGCAGTTAGAAAGACAAAAGCTGGTCTTGCACTTAAGAGATGGTTCAAAGAAGATTGGAAAGATCAAAGAACTGGTAAAAAGTGTGGAAGACAAAAAGGAGAAAAAAGAGGCACACCTTATTGTAGACCAACAAAACGTATTTCTAGTAAAACACCAAAGACAGCATCAGAGATGACAGCGACTGAAAAACGTAGTAGAATATCACAGAAGAAAAGATTAGGTCAACCAGCAGGCGCACCTAAAAGAGTTAAAGCAGTAAGAAGAAAGAAGAAATAAATGGCAACATCAAACTCAAGAGATTTTGATTTAGATGTAGGAGAACTCATCGAAGAATCATACGAGAGATGTGGTTTAGAGATGAGAACTGGCTACGATGCTAAAACTGCCAGACGTTCTTTAAATCTTATGTTTGCTGATTGGGCAAACCGTGGTTTAAATTTATGGACTGTAACTCAAGAAACAAAAGCAGTAACCTCTGGAACAGCAACTTACACATTGTCTAGTGAGTTTGTTGATTTATTAGAAGTAGTATTGAGAAATAGTTCTGGAACAGATTTTACTCTCACACAAATGAGTCGTGGTGAATATTTAAGAATACCTAATAAAGGTAACACTGGACAACCAAGTCAATATTTTTTTGATAGACAAACAACACCCACAATAACCCTTTGGTCTACACCAGATACTTCGTACACCTTAGTTTATTATTATGTAAGACGTATTCAAGATGCAGATGCACTAGTAAATACAACAGATGCACCTTTTAGGTTTTTACCGTGTATGGCAGCAGGTTTAGCATATTATTTAGCAATAAAGAAAGCACCAGATAGAATACAGATATTAAAAGCTGTGTATGAAGAAGAATTTCAAAGAGCCATGTCAGAGGATGCGAACAGCACACCATTAAAGTTGACTCCTAATATTTCATACTTGAGGTACTAATGGCTAGGTACGCAAGTGGTAAAAGAGCATACGGATACTCAGATCGGTCTGGCTTTCGTTATCGTTTGCGAGATATGATAAAAGAGTGGAATGGATTAAAAGTGGGTCCAGACGAGTATGAGGCTAAACACCCACAGTTAGAGCCTAATTATCCAGGCCCAGATCCAACAGCATTATATGAGCCAAGACCAGATTCAAGAGCTGAAGTTTCTGTAGAAAATTTACTTGTTTTAAATCCATTTTTGTCTACAGCTAGTAGTGCATCTATTACAGTTATAGAACCATCACATGGTAGATCAACAAGTGATACTGTTAGATTTAGAGATGCAATAGGTTTTGATGGATTTACAGCAACTGTTTTGAATAATTCATCTGGTTATGCTATAACAAAAGTAGATGATAATACATATACGTTTACAGCAAGTAGTGGTACTGCCACAACTGGAGGATTAAGAGGTGGTGGAGGATCTGTCACTGCGGGACCTGTAACATTGGGGACATAAATGAGTTTTACAAAAGCAACATTAACAACAGCAATACAAGATTATACTGATAATTCAGAAACAATTTTTGTTAATAACATACCTAATTTTATAAAAGCTTCTGAAGAAAAGATATTAAAAAGTGTAGATCTAGATTATTTCAGAAAAAATGTTACAAGTGCGTTAACATCCTCAGACGAGTTTCTTACAGTGCCTTCTGATTATCTAGCATCATTTTCTTTGCAGATAACAACATCTGGATCTGAAAGTTTTTTGTTACAAAAGGATGTAAACTTTTTGAGAGAATACACACCAGCTTCAACAACAACTGGACTTCCTAAATACTACGCTAGATTTGATGAGGACAATTTTATTCTAGCACCTACACCAGATAGTAACTACACAATACAATTAAATTATTTTTATAGACCAGCTAGTCTAACTGCTGGTGCAGACAGTGGTACAACATGGGTTAGCACTAATGCACCTTTTGCCTTACTTTACGGATCTCTTATTGAGGCTTATACTTTTATGAAAGGTGAGCCAGATGTGATACAAAACTATAATGGACTGTTCACACAATATTTAGAAAGAGTAAAAGATCTTGGAGAGGCAAGAGAAAACACAGATGGTTATAGAGTTGGTCTGCCATCGAGACCGAGAACATAGGAGTAGAAAATGGCAACATCAAATGCAGCAACCAATTATCTAGAGAGAAGACTATTACACTTTATTTTTAAAAATAACTCACTTAGTTTCTCATCGCCTGGTGATAGTATTTATGTAGGATTAGCCACAGCTGTTTCAGATGCAGAAGCCGCAACTGGATCAAGTGGATATACAGAAGCAACTTTTGGTTCTTATGCAAGACAACAAGTTACAGCATCGAACTGGACTACAATAGGAGCAGATTCAACAGATACTCAAACTGCAACAAATGCAGCTAACATAGAGTTTCCCGCCTCTACGGGGACATCTAATACAATAACACATGTTATCATAACAGATAACGCTTCAACTGGTGGTGGTAATGTACTGTTTATAGGGGCATTAGATGCAAGTAAAGCGATAGCGACTGGTGATATATTTAGAATTAATGCAGGTAACCTAACAATAGAGTTGAAGTAATGGCGTTAGTAATAAACGACAGAGTAAAAGAAACAACAACCACAACTGGTACTGGCACATTAAATTTAGCTGGTGCTGTAACTGGTTTTGAAACATTTGTTGCAGGAGTAGGTGATGGTAATACTACATACTATGCAATCACATTGCCTGGCACAGCGGAGTTCGAAGTTGGTCTTGGTACTATTACTGATGCTAGTCCAGATACTTTAGCTAGAACTACAATAATAAGTAGCTCAAATAGTGATAGTGCAGTGAACTTTAGTGCAGGGACAAAAACTATTTTTTGTACACTACCAGCATCAAAGACAGTGTTTTTAGATGCAAGTGGGAATATAGTTGCAGCAAATGGTAGTAATTTAACTGCATTAAATGCCTCCAACCTATCAAGTGGCACTGTGCCAAATGCAAGATTAGACGCACAACTACAAGATGTTGCTGGATTAGCAGTAACAGATAGTGGCTTTATTGTAGGCGATGGATCTAATTTTGTTTTAGAAACTGGTGCAACAGTTAGAACATCTTTAGGGTTAGGCACATCTGCAACATTAGATACTGGTATTTCTAATACCAACGTAGCAAAATTCACATCTGGTGTTGCTGACAATGACTTTTTGCGTGTAGACGGAACATCAATAGAGGGAAGATCAGCAAGTGAGGTGTTATCTGACATAGGTGGTCAAGCTAGTTTAACTTTTGGAATATCAAATACAAACGCAGTTAAGATAGACAGTTCAAGTGTTGCTGATGACGAGTTCGCTAGATTTACTGCTAATGGATTGGAAAGCAGAAGTACATCTGAAGTACTGTCCGACATAGGTGGTCAAGCGGCACTCACTTTTGGAATATCTGATACTAACATACCTATATTTACTAGTGGTGTAGCAGATGATGATTTTCTTAGAGTTGCAGGAACTTCTATTGAAGGTAGGTCAGCAAGTGAGGTGCTATCAGATATTGGTGGTCAGGCATCGTTAACCTTTGGCATAGCTAATACAAATGCTGTAAAGATAGATCATGCAAGTGTTGCTGATGATGACTTTGCAAGATTTACAGCAAATGGATTAGAGGGTAGAAGTGCAGCAGAAACAAGAAGTGACATATCTGCAATAACATTAACAGAGGCATCAGATGAGGCAACGGCTTTAGCAATAGCGTTAGGATAATATTATGGCGAATACATTTAAGGTTATAACAAGAGATGTTATGTCAGCGACTGCAAACACTGATGAAACACTTTACACAACACAATCTGGAAGCACTGTTGTTATTATAGGAATGACATTAGCTAATGTGCATACGGCACAAGTTACTGCAACAGTAAAACTTACATCTACTACAACACAAACCAATCAAACACAAAATACCACTGCACATATAGTAAAAGATATTCCTTTGCCAGTAGGTTCTACAGTTGAGATAATGGCTGGTAATAAAATAATACTTAACGCAGGAGATATAATAAAAGTGGCTTGTTCAGTGGCAGATAAAGTATCTGTTATAATGAGTTACATGGAGATAACATAATATGCCTTATATCGGTAATCCTACAGTTGATAGATTTGTTACACCAAGAGCAGCTTCAGTTTTTTCTGGTGACGGATCAACAACTGCATTTACATTAGATGAAGCAGTTGGTACTGATGAAGATATTCTTGTATCTGTAGATGGCGTTATACAAGAGCCATCAGTCGCTTATGCAGTATCAAGTGGTACAACCTTAACATTCACTGCTGCACCATCTAGTAATTCTGGTAATAATATTTTTGTTTATTATCTTCATAGAACTATAGGCACAGTAACACCACCTCTTGAAATAAGTGGCACATACAAAGCCAGTGGTATATTTAGAACTAATGTGCAAACCCTATCAGATGATATTACAATAACTGCAACAGAAAATGCTAATGTTACAGGTCCGTTAACTGTAGCAAGTAATAAAACCATCACTGTTAATGATGGTGGAAGGCTAGTGATTTTATGAGTAGTATATTTGTAGATACAATACGAAAAACTGGTGGCACTCTTGGCACTGATATAAGAGTAGGAGCTACTTCAGTTTATGAGTCAGACAATAGCACAGGAACTACACAAAATTTAGTTCAAGGATTAGCAAAATGTTGGTTTCAAATAACAGGTGTTTCGACTGCTTCCTTAAATGACAGTTTGAATGTTAGTAGTTTTAATGATGAAGGAACAGCTAATTATAAAATAACTTATTCAAACAATATGAACAACACTACTTATTCATACTCAAATGGATCAGGTTGGGATGTGGGTGGAACAAACTCTACATATAATGGCACAGATAAAGATGAAATATTAACATCAACACTAGAAATATATCATGTTAACGCTAGTGACGCAGCTACAGACGCTAATCTATCAATGGGTTCAATACATGGAGACTTAGCATGAGTACAATCGTAACAGACACAATCACAGGCAAGTCCACTGCAACAACCATAACCATTGGCTCAACACCTGTAGTTAGTGCAAGTGCAAACTCTTTAACTATTAGAGGTGAGGGTTCAGCACAGACAAGTATTCAACAAGGTTTACTTAAAGCATGGTGTAACTACGATCAAGCAAGTGTAAACGATAGTTTTAATGTTGGATCTGTTACTGATAACGGAACTGGAGATTATGCAATAGTTTTTACTAATAATATGGCTAATATTAATTTTTCTGGTGGTGGACTTGGAGTTCACGATGCTGGTTCATATACTGCTTTTCAAACTTATGACCATGATGATCCAGCACAAACTATAAGATTGACTATTAATATGCAAAATGTAGAACAAAATAAACAAGATGCAGAACCAACTTGCACATTAATAGCTGGAGACTTGGCATAATGGCAAACGGAACAATAGCATTTGATACATTAACAACAAGTGGGCAGATACAAGGAACTGCTAAATCAGTTGATACTGACTTTATTGTGAGTGGCTCTCCAAAGCATTGGGTAAATATTGACGGAGACACTCCCTCAGCAAGAAACTCTGTAAATAATGCTTCACTAACAGACAATGGAAACGGAGATTATACAATAACTAGAACAACAAACTTTGATGCAGTTGATTATTGTTGTCAAGGTGGTGGTAACAGTAGTGGTTCTGGAGATGGTAGAATAACAGCATTAGCAGAAGGCACTCTATCAACATCTGCAAATCAAGTAAAAAATAGGAGTGATGCAAATGGAGTTCAAGATGATGCTCATGTAAATATATCATTTATAGGAGATCTTGCATGACAATAATTACACCAGAATTTCAAGGCACACATCTTTGGGATAGATTGTGTTGGGCAAAAGAAAAGCTAGAGCCAGTAAGAACAGAGTATTGTGTTGTATGGGAAGACCCTAAGAAACCTGATGAACCTGCAAAGGTTACACATCCTGATCCAAATTGGATGGCTTGTGCATTACAGGGTGGAATATTACCACCAGTTGAGGTATACTGGGAGTTAGCAAAGGATGAAGCAAAGATAGATTTTAAAAAACATACAAGAGGATATTTGTTACATAACACAAAACCAATAGAAGCTATGACAGAGAAAGAATGTGTCGAGTACTTGATTATGAAGGATTTACCTCGTCATGTTTGGATGAATTGGGATAAAGGCAACAAGCCTAGATTAGTTATATGTAGAAAAGAACAACTTCCTAGCACTAGAGTATGGCGAAATGCTTGGAAGATTAATGAAGAATTAACCATACAGAAAGATGAGGTGGCTTAAATGGCAACAATAAACATAGTAGATAAAGATGGTAATACTATTGCAGCATCAGATGCAACTGTGCCATCAGACAGGCATTTCAGAAATGCCTGGACATTATCTGGTAAAACCATAACAGAAGATCTAGCTGAATCTAAAAAGATTTTTCAAGATAAAATTAGAGAGGTTAGAACTCCGTTATTAGCAGCAGAAGATGTTGTGTATATGAAAGCATTAGAGGCTGGAGATAGTTCTGCACAAACTGCAAGTGCAGCAACTAAGAAAAAGTTAAGAGATGCACCAGCAGCAAGTGCTATATCAAGTGCAGATACAATAGCTAAGTTGAAAGCTGCATGGGATAAAGATTTGTTAGGCGATAGTCCTTACGCATAGGAGAGCTAAATGGCATTAACAAAAATAGGTAAAGAGGGTGTAGCTGGTATATCTAATTCTAGTGATGCCACTGCCATAACCATATCTAGTGGTGAAGTTGTTACACTTGCAGATGACTTAATAATAAAAGATTCTGGAACTATTGGCTCTGCATCTAAAACAGATGCAATAACAATAGCTAGTAGTGGTCTAGTTCAATTGACAAGCACAGGCATTGGTGCAGGAAGTCAAGTCTTTCAAGTCATAGATGACGGTGCAACATTATTTCAATTAAGAGCAGAAGATGGTAATGTTAGTTTTCCTCAATCAGGTGCAGGAATATATCTTGGTGTAACAGCAGGAAACTCAGCTAATTTACTAGACGATTTTGAAGAGGGTACTTGGACACCTGATATTAGAAATGCAGACAATGCAAATAGTTTTTCTACAGAGGATGGAACATATACAAAAATAGGTAATAGGGTATGTGTTACATTTCGTAATGATAGTGGCAATACTGGTGGTGGTGGCTCTGTACAAATTAGGAATTTACCTTTTAGCCATGATGGTCATTTTAGTGCAGTAGGTTTGGCTGCGGTAAATGGTGGTTCTTTAACTAATAGACAATATAATGTTACTGCTAATAGTGGCACAACATTTCATTTATATAATGGTGGAAGTATAGATTCATCAACATTTTCATATGTTAGTGGGTTTGCTGTTTATATAACTAACTCATAAGGATTTAAAATGTCGTTAACAAAAACAATAGAAGTTCCAAAAATAGAAGTTGTAAATAATTGGACAATACAGGTGGCAACAGACACTGTAATAAAAGAAGATGGTGTTGAGTTGAGTCGCTCTAGACATAGACATTCTCTTGAGCCATTTTTTTCACGAAAAAAAAGTGATGGTAAATGGGAACATACTGCGACAGATATTAGTAAAGAGACAGCAGCAGTTCAAGCGATTGCTACAGCAGCGTGGACTGAAGATATTAAAACAGCTTACAAAGCATATAGAGAGAGCCAAGAGAATTAAATGCCGTACATAGGAGTCAGCCCTTTTAATGGGGTCAGAAAAAAACATACATACACTGCCACGGCAAGTCAGACTAGTTTTAGTGGCGTTGGTGCAGAGGGTATAACTTTAAGCTATAAAGATAGCACATTTGTTGATGTGTTTCAAAATGGCGTAAAGTTAGGTGAAGCAGATTATACGTCTACAAGTGGCACAGCTATTGTCTTAGCTCAAGGTGCATCATTAAATGATTTAATAGAAGTTGTTGTTTATGATGTGTTTAGTGTAGCAGATACTGTAAGTAAGGCAGATGGTGGTACGTTTGATGGTAATGTTACTATGGGCGGTACACTTGCAGTAACTAGTACGACAGCATTAACTGGAAATGCTACAATGGCAGGTACTCTTAATGTTACAGGTGAAACTACTTTAGCTACACATCTTAATCTTGGTGATGGAGATATAATTAAACTTGGTGCTAGTGCAGATTTACAAATCCAACACGATGGTAGTGATTCTAAAATTACTGATGGAGGCACTGGTAATCTAGTTCTAGACTCTGATGGCACAGAAGTGCGTATTATGAATGGTGCTGAATTTATGGGAAGATTTCAGAATAATGATGCAGTAAAATTATTTTTTGACAATAGCAAAAAGTTTGAAACGACTTCTGCTGGTGCAACTGTTACTGGTTATTTACATCAAACTGCACCAGTCGTTTCAATAATGTCGCATACAAGTCAAATAACTGTACCAGATAACTCTGTAACTGTCATACCTTTTCAAACAAGTGATGTTGACACACATAGTTTATATGATGCAACAAATGACAGATTACTAATTACATCAGCATTTAATGGTCATTATTTTCAGATTACTTGGGCAGTAGCTGTAACTGGTGGAACAAATGGTGATAATATGTTTGGCTCTTTAAGAAAAAATGGCTCAGTAATACAAAATGATAATGTTTTTTTAACTGGAGATGAGGGCGAACAAATTACATTTCAAGGAACTTGGATTGGAACTGTAGCAACTAATGACTACTTCGATTGTACTGCATTTTCAGATCAATCAAGTGGCACTAAAAATAGTTTACCTGGTTCAGCCAATAGTTTTTTAACAGCAATAAAAATATTTTAGGAAATAGAATATGACCAAAGCAGCAGAATTAGCAAAGATGGGTGAAGTCCTAACCAATAGTCAGATTGGTGGTAGACGTAATGTTGTAATTAATGGTGGATTTCAATGTTGGCAAAGAGAAACCTCAATAACAGCTAGTGGTTTTAGTGCTGACAGGTGGAGGTCAACAACTGGGCTTAATGGTGCTATGACAATTAGCAGACAAGAATTTACAGCAGGACAAACAGATGTGCCAAGTAATCCTAAATATTTTTTTCGTCATGCACAAACTACTGCTTTTACAAATACTGGTTACAACAGTGACAGAACTCGTATTGAAGATGTAAGAACTTTAGCAGGTCAATTATGCACATTAACTTGGTACATGAAAGCAGATGCAAGTAGAACTGTAAGAGTTAATATTACACAAGACTTTGGTACAGGTGGTTCACCAAGTTCTGATGTGGAAACTGCTATTGTTTCAAGTCAAGCAATAACAACTTCTTTTGTGGAATACACTGTAACTTTTACTATGCCATCTATTAATGGAAAAACTATAGGCTCTAATGAGGACAGTTTTATTGAGTTAGGTTTTGATTATAGAGCAGAAGTTAATAATACTTTTACTATTGATATAGCGAATGTTCAACTAGAGGCAGGACAAGCCACACCATTTGAGCATAGGTCATTTGGGGAAGAACTAATGTTGTGTAAAAGATATTGCAATGTTATAGCACCAATAAATGATGAGGCATTTACATTTGGTCATGCCAGATCTTCAACTACAGCGGTAGGTACAATTAGATTACACCCAGTTATGAGAGGAACACCTACACTTGCTTTTTCTGGTGTTACTGAATTTCAAGTTCAACATGCTAATTCTGCTACTCAAACATCAGGTATGGCAGCAGGTGAATTAAGCACAGAAGGTGTTACACTTAATGCGACTGTAGGAAGTGGATTAACAACAGGGCAAGGTATAGAGATACGAGAACACACTACTGGTGCTACAGTTACAATAGATGCAGAACTATAGGAGTCTCAATGAATATAACATCAGCAAAATATGTTCAGGGTTTAAGTAAAACTAACATAAATGTTAAAGCTACAATAGATGGTAAAGAAATGTTTGTACCAATAGACGAGAACAATAGACATTACGCAGAAATAAAAGCACAAGTAGACGCAGGAACTTTAACTATAGAGGATGCAGATTAATGAGAAGTGGACAACCAATACTCGTAACAGATAACGAGGACAATAAACCAAGTATAACAATGCACAATTCAAAACTAACTCACATAATTGCTCTTATGGATGAAGTTGAGTGTTTAAAAGGTGAGATACGACCAAGTGGCACTGGACATATTTATACTACAATTAGCACTTTAGAAAATAGAATACAAAGACTAAGAAAAGAAGTAGAAAAAGAAAACGAGGATTATAATTGATGTCTGGAGCCACTGCTTTTTGTGAAAACGCCATAGCTGAACAAGGAGTTCTGCAAGTTGGTGTAGCAGAAATGAGTGGCATTGCATCTAGTTCTAACGCAGGGGTGGGCATATTAGCAGGAGTTGCAGAGTTAAGTTTTAACAACACACAGACAACTGCTGGAATATTTATTAGTGGTAGTGTAAATGCAGAGGTAAGTAGTAACTTTACCCAAACTACAGAAAACATACGCCTAGTGAATGAGGGACAAGCTGAAGTTAACAGTATTTTTACACAAACATCAACGGGTGCAGGAACTTTTGTTGGAACATCATCACAAGATTTGAATTTTACAAAAACTAGTTCTGGGGATATAATGTTTGTAGATGTTGTAACTGATGCTACAACAGAGACATATACAGAGATTACACCAAGTGGCACAGAGACATATACAGAGGTGACTCCTAGTGGCACAGAGACATACACGGAAATAGTGAGGTAAACATGGCTAGTACATATACAAATAGTGGTATAGAAAAAATAGGCTCTGGTGAACAAGCTGGAACTTGGGGAAATACCACCAATAATAATTTAGATATTATAGATAAAGCTATCAATGGGGTTCAAGCTCTTACTTTGTCTGGAACTACAGATACCTTCACAGTTACTGATGGAACCGTGTCAGATGCTGGTGCTAGAGTTTTAGTATTAGGTGGTTCTCCTTCTGGAGAACATACTTTAACACTTGCTCCAAATGATGCAGACAAAGTACATCTAGTAAAAAATGGAACAAGTCAAACAGTTAATATAACTCAAGGTAGTGGAGGCAATGCCGTTCTAACGGCAGGAGAAGTGTCTTGGATCTTTTGTGATGGTGCAGGTTCTGGTGCTGCTGTTACAAAACAAGATTTTTCCTCTACACCTGGAGATTTTTCCGTAGGAGATGATTTATCTCTTGCCTCCGATTCGGCTGTTATAAATTTTGGTGCAGACTCGGAGATAAAAATTACACATGTTGCAGACACTGGATTAAATATCAAACACACTGCAACAGGTGACGATAAGCCAATAGTTCTTACCTTGCAGACAGGTGAAACCGATATACAAGGTAATGATGTAATTGGTGCAATTAATTTTCAAGCACCAGATGAGGGAACTGGAACTGACGCTATACTAGTGGCGGCTGGTATTGAAGCAGTATCAGAGGGTAATTTTGCAGCAGATAATAACGCAACAAAACTATCTTTTAAAACAGGTTCATCAGAAGAAGCAGCAGAAAAAATGTCGTTAAGTTCTGCTGGTAATTTAAGTGTTTCTGGTGGTGTTACAATCACTGGAGATTTGACTGTATCTGGTGATGATATAACTATGGGAACAAATACGTCTGGACATATTATGGTTGCAGATGGAACAAATTTCAATCCAGTAGCAGTTAGTGGAGATGTCACAATAGCAGCTAACGGTGCAGTTACAATCGCAAACAATGCAGTAGAAACTGCAATGATAGCTGACGGACAAGTAAGTGCAGCTAAATTAACAAGTGGCACGGGTGTTTGTAATGCGTCTTGCACAGTAAATAATGGTGGAGGAACTGTATCTGCATCATCAAATAATACAAATATAGCAGGCACTGTAGACAACGGCGTAGGTGATGTAAGTGTTACTTTTACAAGTGCCATGTCAGGGACAGACTATGCAGCAATAGTATCAGCAATTGATGATGATGGAACAAATAGAAATATTGGGGAAACCATTGTCCATGCTAGATCCACGACTGCATCTCAATTAAAAACATTCAGACCCAGTGCTTCAGAAAACTCTGCTAGAGCAGCATTTGATAATGACGCTATTGGGTTCGCTGCTTTTGACTAAGGGATAATCAATGCCGTTTACTAAACTACAATTTAAACCTGGTATAGTATCTGATATTACTGCTTATACAAATGAAGGTGGTTTTGTTGATGGCGATTTAGTTAGATTTAGATTAGGCTTTCCAGAAAAGTTTGGTGGTTGGGCAAAAAGATCATCAAGCACTTATCAAGGATCTGCTAGACGATTACACAATTGGGTTGCTTTAGACGGATCTGATTTTCTTGGTGTAGGCACTCACTTAAAATACTATATTGAAGAGGGTAATACATTTAATGATATCACTCCTATTAGATCAACAATAACTTCTGGAGTTACATTTACAACAAACACAACGTCTGGTGAAGAATCAGAAGTAATTGTAAATGTTAGTGCACATGGTGCAAATCTTAATGATTTTATTACAATATCTAATGCTGATACTGCTTTAGGTGGGTTAGCCGCAAGTTTATTTAATCAAGAACATCAAATAATAGAAATTGTTAGTTCTAATGCTTTTAAAATTGATCTTGGTAGTAATGCTAGTTCAGTAGCAACAGGTGCTGCAAAAAGCTCTGGTAGTGTAACAGTTGCTTTTCAAATAAATACTGGAACAGATACTACAGTAGGTGGTAGAGGTTGGGGTGCAGGACAGTGGAGTGGTACAACTGACGGAGCGTTAGCTACGACAATAAATGAGGGTGGCACATTCAGTAAAACAGATGGCACATTAACAGTAGCAAGTGGCACAGGTATTGCCGTTGGTGATGTTATATTAATAGAAAAAGAATTACTTTTTGTTACTGGTGTTTCTACTAATGATTTAACGGTTACTCATGGTCACACTGGTTTAAATGCAGATACTGATCCAACTGGAACTTCAAGTTCTACACAAGATACAAGTTCTTTTTCTGTTGCAGCAGATCATGCAGATGGAACGCTTGTTCGTTTAGCCAAAGGTAATACTCCAGCAACAAATGACTTTGTAGGGTGGGGTAGATCAGCCTCTGTTACAACAACTGGTAATCAAATAAGATTATACTCACATGACAACTTTGGTGAAGACTTAATTATAAATCCCAGAGATGGTGGCATATTTTATTGGGATAGAACAAACGGATTAAGCACTAGAGCCGTAGAACTTAGTGCAACAAGCACATATTCTGGAGAAACAAGTGTTCCTACTATTGCAAAACAAGTTCTTGTTTCTGATCAAGATAGACATGTCATAGCTTTTGGATGTGATGGTTTTGGAGCTAATTCATCTGCAACACAAGGTGATGGTGTACAAGATCCTTTGTTAGTTAGATTTAGCAGTCAAGAAAATCCAGTTCAATGGTTTCCAACTGCCACAAACACAGCAGGTGATTTAAGATTAGGTGGTGGATCTACCTTCGTACAAGCTGTTGAAACAAAGCAACAGATACTCGTCTTCACTAATAAAACACTACATGCTATGAAGTTCATAGGTCCACCATTTACATTTGGTCTACAAGAACTTTCTAAGAATATAACAATTATGTCTCCATTTTCTGCCATACCAGTTGAGGATGCAGTTTATTGGATGGGTTCAGACACTTTTTATGTTTATGCAGGTGGTCAAACTGTTCAACTACCTTGTACAGTTAAAGATAAAGTTTTTTTAGATTTTAACACAGAAGAAAAAGATAAAGTTCATGTAGGATTAAATTCAGAGTTTGGAGAAATTATTTGGTTTTATCCAAAATCAGGTCAGACAACAGTTAACGCTTATGTAATTTTTAACTATATAGAAAAAGTTTGGTACTATGGGAACTTATCAAGAGACGCATGGTTAGATAGAGGTATTAGAAGTTTACCTATGGCAACAGGTTCGTCATTGTTATACAACCATGAAGTGGGTTTTGATGATGATGGAAGTGCCATGACATCATTTATAGAATCTGGATCTATTGATATAGGAGATGGCGATAAGTTTTTATTTTTAAAACAAGTTATTCCAGACATTACATTTAATGGATCAACGGCAACCAACCCAGAAGTTTCTTTTACGATGAAAGCAAGAAATAATCCTGGTGCAAACTTTAATCAAACAACACAAGCTACCACAACGAGAGAGGCCCCTAGCACTGTTGAACAGTACACCGAAAAATTAAATTATAGATTACGAGGACGATCTTTTGCATTAAGAATTGATTCTACGGCATTAGGAACAAAATATAAATTAGGGTCACCAAGAGTAGACATAAGACAGGATGGTAGACGCTAATGTTAATTACTAGTATTCCTCAATATATTCAAGGTGTAACAAATGCAAAGTTAGATTTAACTACAACTGATGCAACCACTTTGTTTACTGTTCCTAGTGATGCCGATTTCAATGCGGCTGTTGTAAACTCTATATTAGTATCAGAAGATAGTGGTAATGCTGATACAATCACAGTGACATTAACAAATGGTAGTGATGTGTTTAGTTTATTCAAAGTTAAGGCAGTGGGAGCGAACACTACAGTAGAGTTACTTACGAGAGATTTAATATTACAGAGTGGAGAAATACTAAAAGTACAAGCTGCAACCGCAAATAGACTGCATGTTGTAGCAAGTATTCAAGAATTATCTAAAACAAGAGTATCGACAAGTGCGTTAGCAAGAATATAAGATTGAACAAAAGTATAATTATTGATAGAATATTGAACCATGGGAATTTTTAAAAATATCACTAAAACATTAAAAAGAGCAGCGCCAATAATTGGTAGTGCTATCGGTATGTATATTGGTGGTCCAGCAGGATATGCTGCACTTGGTGGAGCACTTGGTGGTGGTATAGGATCACTAGTCGGTGGTGGAGATACAGATGATGCACTAAAAGCGGCTGCACTTGGAGGTATTGGTGGATACTTAGCACAAGGCAGTTTTGCAAATACAGCTATACCTCCAGGAAAACAAGTAGTTGGAAGTTCCGTAAGTCAAAACACTGGTGCTTCTGATTTTGCTGTTACTAAAAGTATACCAAAGTTTACCCCACCAAAAGATCCTAGTGTATTTAGCAAGATAGGAACTTTCGCTAAAGAAAATCCATTGACCACTGCTGGTATAGCGGGTCTTGGTCTAGCCGCTTTAGGTGGTGAAGAAAAACCAACAATGGGTCAAAGAAGACCAGACCCAGTTGGTAAATCAAGACTAGGAGTAGGTCTGATAGGAGATAAAGCTTACGATTTAGATGATGATGAAGACAGAAAGAGATATTTTGAAGATCTTAGAAAACAACAAGGCGTTACACCAACTACATTCGCTGCAAGTGGTGGAGAAGTAGAAGGACCTGGAACAGGAACAAGTGACTCTGTACCAGCAAGACTTTCTGATGGAGAGTTTGTATTAACTGCCAAAGCCGTAAGAGGTGCTGGTGGTGGTGATAGGGACTTGGGTGCAGCAAGAATGTATGATATGATGTCTAAACTAGAGAGGGTTGCTTAATGGCTACACAAACACAAGAACAAATAGTAAGACTTGCTCCCTTTCAAGAGCAATTTTTAGCCGATATTTTTAAAAGTGCAGAAAATTTAACGGGTGCTGGTACACAGATGCCTTTTTCTGCTCAACAATTGGCAGAACTTTCAGAAGGACAGAAACAAGCTATTTCTAGTGCCTTAACTGGAGTTGGAGCTTTTCAACCTTTTTTACAACAAGGTAGGGCTGCTGTTACTCAAGGAATAGCTGGAGTACAAGGTGCAGATTTTACTCCTACCTCTTATCAAGATTTTATGAGTCCTTTTACAGAAGAGGTGATAGACACTACTTTAGCTGATATTGCAGAACAAGGAGCAAAACAACAAGCACAATTAGGTGCTGCTTCTGTGAATCAAGGAGCATTTGGTGGATCAAGACAAGGTATTGCACAAGGTGAAATTGCAGCTAATGTTGCAGATCAACAAGCTAGAACTGCTGGTCAATTAAGATCACAAGGATTTGCACAAGCACAAAATCTAGCACAACAAGCTGCACGGCAACAGTTGGCACAAGCACAACTTGGTGGACAGTTGGGTGTTTCTCAAGCTGGTCTTGGGCAACTAGGACAACAAATGGGTGTTCAAGATATTAATACATTATTAGGTATTGGTGGATTGCAACAACAACAAGCACAAAGACAGTTTGATGTCACAAGAGCAAATGAGTTAGCAAGACAAGCACTACCTTTTCAGAGAATAGGATTTATGTCTGATATATTCAGAGGTGTACCAGCATTGCAACAGACATATTCAACTACCACTACACCACCACCAAGCAGAACATCACAATTATTAGGACTTGGTATCGCAGGTCTAGGTGCAGCGGGACAAGCAGGCAGTTTTCAAAAACTAATGGGAATGGGATAATATGACCGTATATAATAGAAAAATGTTTCGTAAAAAAGGTGGTGGAGTTAATGGCATCATGGCTAGTGGCCCAGAATTAATTAAAGCTAATCTTGGTTTTTATAATGCTCCAGGTGGTGGAGCTAGTGCATTAAGAGGTGGGTTTCCAAATATATCAGCTTTTTCTGCATTTGAACCACCAAAACCAATAACAAAAATAAATAATGCAATTAGTTTATCTCCAACTGGTGCAGATTTTCAGAGTGGAAAAATAGATATATTTGGTAAAGATAGAACTCGTTTTGGTAAAACTGCATTAGAGCAGTTGGCACAAACAGAAAGCACTGTCGGTAGACAAGTGGGACCTTTTCCTAAAAACTTAAGTGCTTCTGAAAAATTTGATGAAAAAGATGATAAACCAACAAGATCAGATGCTTATGGATCTGGTTTTAGAGAGTTAGGGCCTGGAATAAATCAATCAATTGTTAATATAAATGAGATGACTGGTGTGGATCAGTATGATGATTTAAACACAGATTTTGATATACAAAAAAAGACAGATGAAAATGAAAACAAAACTGTTTATGAACAATCTTCTGACACAAACGTAGATAACACAGCGGCAACAGTTGATTTATCTGGTGAATCTGTTCAAAAAGGTTCTGGCAAGGAAGAAAAAGGTGGAGGTAAAGCTAACACAACTCCTAATTCTGAAATGGGAACAAAATATAAAAGTTTAGCTCAATCAATGTTAAAACAAATGCAGTCTGGCAAAATAGATAACGCTACAGATAATTCTTTAATTACTCATGGATACGATAAAGACACTGTAAAAGAAATGACTGAAGAAGAAAAAATAATTGAGATGAAAGCTATGTTAAGTAAGTTTGGTCAAAATACAGAAGAAACAGAAGATTTAAGTGGGTTGAATATTATGATGCTTGGTTTGAGCATAGCAGCAGGTGACAGTCCAGATGCTTTAACTAACATAGCAAAAGGTGCAAAAGAATTTGTCGGGCAACGAGCAAAAGAAATAAAACAAAAAATAAAAGATAGAAAAGATAAAGAAGATGCGATGGATCTGTTAGCCATAAAAACTGTTCTTGGACGCACAGATAAAAAGGAAGACAGAGAATTTCAGTCAAAAGAGGCAGATAAAAGTAGAGCACATGATATGAAGAAAATATCAACCATGAATGCTAACGACATGGTTAAACTTGGAATGACTTTTGACTTTAAAAAAATGATTGCAGATAACGCAAACAATCTTCAGATCTTTTTAAAAGATAAAGATATAGCCTCTAGATATGATTTAAAAAAACTTGATGTAGAGATGTTCAATGCTAGTGCTAAAAATAGTTTTAAGCAACTAACGATGAAATTGAATAGTGCAGAAATGATAGCTAGAAACACTCAACTTGGAAACGATAAAAGAGCAGAAGCTGCTTTGGAGGCACAAAATCTTAGAGCAGTAATCTCAAACTTTGATAAAGGATATGGATTTGCTTTTTATCAAGGAGCAAAAGATGAACTTGAAGGAGAGGATTTAGCAAAATATGTTGAGGAGAATGGTAAAAGATTCGCAAGTAACAGTTTATTGACTGGTCCAGATAGTATTAGAAGAATGATAATAAAAAATGCTGGTACAGTTATGAAAGAACAAAATGTTGATTTTGATGAAGCAGCAGATATTATTTTGAAAACAATCACTACAAATCCAGAATTAAGGGTGTTTTTCAAAAAAGATTTAACGCAACTTGGACTAAACGTAGATATCAAAGACGAAAACAAAAACACAAACACCTCTGGTATAACTGTTAAAAAAATTAATTAAGGAGGTAGAATGGCTAAATTTGAAGTCCAACTACCAGATGGCTCTAAGTTTGAAGTTGAAGCACCAGATGGCACTTCTAACGAACAGATTATAGCGGCAGTTCAAAATCAAACAACTCAAAAACCAGAAGAAAAACCAGAAGAAGAAACTGTTTCTCCGACTTATGAAGGTGGACTTCAAGAGTTTGGAGAGGGTGTTGTCTCTGGTCTCATTGCCATTCCACAAGGTATAGCAGAATTAGGTGCAAGTGTTATTGATTTAGCTGCCGATACTAATTTATCACAATCTGTAACTCAAACTGCCGATGAAATAAGAACACAACTTGGTATTGATCCAGAGGGTTTAGCAGGTAAACTTACAGAAACTGTAACACAGTTTGTCGTTCCAGGTTTAGGAGCTGCAAGTGCAGTTAGTAAAATATCTAAGCTTGGTAAATTAGCTAGAACTGGCACTAATTTATCTAAATCACAAAAAGTAGGATTGTTAGGTCAACAAGTGGCTGCCGCGGGACTTGCCGATGCAGCAGTGTCCACTGACGGTATCACTACAATAGGAGACTTCTTTGAGGGTGGTTTTACAGAAACAGATAGAACAGTTGGTCTTGATGGACGAGACGAGGCACTTAGAAGGATAGGTAATAAATTTAAGGTTGGTGCAGAAACAAGTCTTATTGTAGGTAGTTTACCAACAGTTTTTAAAGGAGTAAGAGAGGGTCTAAAAGGTACAACTGCTCTTACAAGAACAGTAGGAGAGGCAACTGGGCTAGATCGACCAGCCAGTGCTGTTGTTTCTGCTGTTGCAAAACAATTAAAAAAGCCTATAGAAGCAGGTCAGAAAATTATTAAAGATGCAGAAGAAAGAGTTGTATTTAGAGCAGACGAGGCTTCTTTGGCAGATAATATGATTGTTGGTATAAACAGAGCAGTGGGATACAGAGGAGTGTTACCTCAAGATGTTGCAGATTTTAGAGCAAATATACCTTTGCAAACTGGAGAAGAATTAAGAAGTGCGACACTGAATTTTAACAGAATAGAAAAAGACTTGGATAAAGTTATAAAAGAATTTAACGAGCAACTAGGAGATCAAGCATCTGGTCTTACAAGACAAAGTTTTTATGACAATATTTTTGACTTTATGACATCTGGTAAAAACATAGAAGATTACGCATCTATACCAGTTTCAAAAAGAGCAGATGTAGTAGCAGCTAGAGAACATTTAACAAAGTTAAGTAAAGATGTTTTAAAAAGTGACATACTTACTAATTTAAAAAAGATGGATGCTATTACGGCAGGTAGATTCAAAGGTAAGACAGGTGAGGAGGCTTATCAAGTAATTTCAAAAGAATTTGAAAATAATTTCAACAAATATTTAAGAAGAAGATATAGAATTTTTGAGGCAAAAAAAGGAACATTCAAACCTGGAGATCAAGAAGTAGAGGAAGCCATAACTGGATATTTAAACGATAAAAATATGTTAGGGTCAGAACTAAAAGAGTTTGTTAACAATCCTCAAGTAAACACAACTGGTAAAACTATTGCAGATTTGGGAATAGATGATGCAGGAAATTTACTCGGAGCACCAACCAGAGAACAAGCAGAAATAGCAGTTAAAGGTTTCTTAGGAAGATATGGATATGGTGTTAGAAAATTAGGAGAAGGAAAGGGACCTGGAAGAATTCAAGATCAAGCTATTGATCACACTCTTTTTACTGAAAGAGTTCAACTAACAGATTATCAGAAAAAACTAATAGGAGAGATTAAAGACCCAGTAGAAGCCTACTTTGGAACAGTATCAGATTTGTCTTCTTTTATGGCTACCGATAGGTATTTTCGTAACATACGCAACATGGTTGAAAAAAACCCAAATGGTAGTATTGCTAAGTTTTTTACTCCTTCGTCAAGTGAAGTACCAACTGGATATAAAACATTAAGAGGAAGAAGTGGAGAAAAGGGAGATGTACTTACAAGTTATGGCTCTCTTGAAGGATTTCATGTTCCACCAAAAGTTAAGGATGATTTAGATCGTTTTATAATAGGTGACATAGGAACGATAGGTAATGCAGCCAGACAGTTTTATGGTAATTATTTTCTAAGAGCCAAAGGTGCAACTCAATATGCTAAAACTGTTTTGTCTCCCGTTACACAAATTAGAAATTTTACAACTGCAACTCTGTTTGCAACTATGCAAGGTAACATAGGCAAAGGTGCAAATCTTCTTGAATCTGTAAAGATAGCTTTTTCAGATTTAAAAAGTTTACCATCTGAAGAGGCTGTGACTAGATTAAAAGAATATGATCGACTAGGATTATTAGGAACACAACCAGAAATACAAGAGATAAAAAAACTTATTGACGAGGGTTTTGGTTTTCAAGGTAGTAATGAAGTTATTAACGGACAACGAGTAGGAAGAGAATTTGGAAGTAGATTTACTGATAATACTTTTGGAAACTTCTTAAATAAAAAAGTTTTGAAAAAATTAGAAAAAGCTTATCAAGCTAGTGATAACTCTTTTAAAATATATAACTTTGAGTTTGAAAAAACTAAGTTAAACAATGTGCTTACAGAAGCCTCTACTGAAGACAAGTTAAATTATTTTACAAGAGTTTTAGGTCAAGACAAAGTTAATGCTTTAAGAGTAGGAGACGATGGTGTTAACTTAACAAACGATCAACTTGTCGGTAGATTGTTGAATGAAAGATCAGCAGACATTGTAAAAAATACAGTGCCAAATTATAACCTCACACCAGAATTTATCAAAGGTTTAAGAAAACTACCTTTTGGTAACTTTGTGTCTTTTCCATACGAAATAATTAGAACAAGCGGTAATACCATAAAGTTAGCATTAGATGAGATGGCAGATCCTCTAACTCAAAACATAGGATTGAGACGAATGAGTGGTACTTTGTTTACATTAGGTGCAGTACCATACGCAACAACACAACTAGCCTATAAATTAAGTGGTGTATCTCCAGAAGAAATGGAAGCTTATCAAAGATCTTTTGCACCACCATGGGAAAAGAATGCACGATTAATACCAGTAGGAAGAACAGAAGATGGTAAGATTCTTTATAATAATTTTAGTTATTTCACTCCTTATGGTGACCTAGAAAAAATAGCCATGGGTGCTTTCAATAAGTTTGATGAAGTTAGAAATGAAGGCGGAGGATTTGACAAAGCTATTTTTCAAGGCTTCTTTGAATCATTTGGTGAGTTACTAAAACCATACACAGAAGAAGCTATTATATTTGCTAAGTTAAGAGATGTTGCTGATCCAGAATCAGAAAATATTTTAACTAAAGTATTTGGAAGAGTTGTTGGAGGTAGAGGTGGATCAACAGAACTTGGAGCCAGAGTTTATAACGAACAAGACTCTATTGGCGATAAGATGGCAAAAAGTTTTAAACATGTTTTAGATGGTTTTATGCCAGGCGCAGTGCCATTTAATGTAAGAGGTGGAGAGTTTGTATCTGGTGATTTTACAAGAAGTATCTTTGGAGGTCATTTAGGAATAACAGAAAAAGACAGATTAGGAAGACAACCTAAATTGTACAGAGAGTTTTATGGTGCTTTACTTGGAGGCACAAATGAGATGGATCCAGAACTAGCTTTGAAATTCAAAGGATACGAGTTCTCTGAAGCTAGGAAAAATGCATCAAGTATTTTTAACAGCGTTGCAAGACGAGCTAACGTATCAAAAGATGAATTACTTGAAGCGTATGAAAATGGTAATGAAGCTAGATTTAGAGTGTTTAATGAGTTTTATGCCATTGTTCAAGACCTAAAAAGACTTGGTAAAAGTGAAAGAGAAATAATAAAATTATTTAAACAAAATGGAGTCACTGGGATAAAAGATTTAGTTCGAGGAAGATATGAGCCACTTCCAAATGCAGCTATAACAATAAGAAGAGCAATGAGACGAGAGGGTACAATCGGTGAATATCCGAGAGATGAAATAAATCAAATATTAAAAGAACAAAACAACAGACAATTCACTGCAACATCTGTTGATAAACAAGATCAAACACCAGTAGAAGAAAAATCAAAACCTATTCCTTTCACAAGAACTAAACTTCCAGTGACCACTGCCCCTGTTCAAACTGGTAATATAAATACTGGACAACAAATAAACACATCTTTAGCTTCTTTATTAGGCAGTAACCCAATAGAAGCTGCCAAGAATATGGAAATATTACAAAGGAGAACCCAGTGAAACTATCAGACAATTTTTCACTAATTGAGTTTACAAAGTCACAAACAGCAGAAAGAAAAGGCATAGAAAACAATCCAAATGAAGTGCATATCATAGCCATGGAATCTTTGTGTTTTAATATATTAGAAAGAGTTAGGTCTGCTTTTGGTAAGCCAGTCATGATCAACTCTGGGTATCGTAGTCCAGCCTTGTGTGAAGCGATTGGCTCAAAACCTACCTCACAACATTGTGATGGTGAGGCGGCGGATATAGAAATATTTGGTGTTAGTAATTATGACCTTGCCAAATACATTGAGAAGAACTTAAATTTTGACCAGTTGATATTAGAGTGCTGGGATGGTAAAGAGCCAAAT